TGGGGATAAACCCAAAAGAGCTACAAGAAATTATCAATATAGGTAAAAAGTTGTATAACTCTCAAAGCGATAGAATAGATTTTAACGGCGTAAAAGCCATACAATATTAATAACTAGGGGGATAAAATGAAAGGGATGATACTTAACGAAAATAGCGATACTGTATCTATTATTGTATTTGCTAGTAGTAATAAAAAAACTGGTGATATGAATCAAATATATATCTTAAACAAGGATATATCACCGCTAGAGGCTATAAAAACTGGTTTAAACTCAAAAATATGTTTTGATTGTAAACACGCTAAAAACAATACTTGTTATGTTAATGTCGGACAAGCACCAACACAAGTATACAACGCCTATAAAAAGGGTTTATATAGCCCTCTAGATATTGACATATTAAAACATATGGTGAAATATAAGCCCGTTCGCTTTGGTGCATATGGTGAGCCAGTTTTAATACCTTTAGAGATTGTAAAACTCATTGCAGAAAATACCAAAGGTTTTACGGGATATACTCATCAATGGCAAAACCTAGAATATAACGCTTATAAACAATATTTTATGGCTAGTGTCGAAACGGCACAAGAAATGCTACTAGCGGTTAAATTAGGCTTTAGATACTACCGTACCGGCACAAGTAATGAAAAGCCTAAAAATAATGAAATTTTATGCCCTAATACTACAAATGGTATTACTTGCCGTGATTGTCGCTTATGTAATGGCAATACTTACAAGGGTAAGAATATTTTCATTAATGTACACGGCACGAAAGGAAAGATTAATAAATTTAATACAACGGCGTTAAACTTATAAGTATATTATAATATTCTAATACTCTAAAGAGCCTCGATTATCGGGGCTTTTTTATGTTTACTAGTATATAGCCCTATTAAATATAATAATCTATTGAATATGGGCAAATTTGAGAGCTTGAGAGGTATAAAAGAGATATAAAGTATTAATATAGATTTTATGGTCATAAAGAGTAATTATTATTATATTATAATATTCTAATATAGATAGGTACTAAAAAGCCCCTTAATTGGGGCTTAATAGTTTATAGCGATAATGTCTCTATAATTGCGATAGATAGCATAAACATTGAGAAAAACATTAAAGCCATATACCCAATAGCTTTAAAGATTTTCGGGGCATATAGCTCAAATTTAGTGGTTTTGTGATTGTATTTTTTAAACATCATTTAGACGCTCTAGCTATCCAATGAATATCATTATTCTTAATAGCTTTTTGCATCCCCATAATATCGTGCATAAAATCGCTATCATTAAAGCTTGATAAAGTATTAATATCTATATCGCTAATATCAATCATATCAATCATAAAATTATCTATATTACTGTACATATATTCAAATGGCATTAATTGTATTTGACGCTTAAACAAAGCTTTTACAGTTGCTAAATCTTTTAATGTAATTGTATTCATAAATTCCCCTATATTAGTATATTATAATGTTGTTATGTTTACTGGCTTTTTGTTCCAGTTGTTAAGACTATAACATATCTATAAATTAATGCAAGTGTATTAGTATTTCATAATATTATAAACTACTGAATAAGGTACTACACAAACACACACATTAGCATATTCTAATACAATAATACTCTAATATTAGCACAAACTAATACAATGAAACTCTTATATAGCTATATTATTATATTATGATATTGCGTAGGGGCGGGGGAGGGCTGTGTTATTGTTATAAATATTGTAGTTGCTTCACAGATACAAAATAGTAAAAAAATTGAATAAAAATAATAAAAATAACTAATTATTTAGTTTTCCGATAGTAGACTATGTTAACTATCTAATTTATTGATAATTAATGTAAAATAAAAGTGCCTCTGCGGAGTACAGTAAGCTACTGAAACCCGCTTAAAAAGGTTTAGTAGGGTTTTTGTATCTTTTTTTAGTCTAAGGTATTGACAAATACTAAAAAGTGTGCTATAATATTAGTATAGATTACAGAGTTGAAAGGGATGCAAGAGAAGAATAATACTCCATATACATCAACTAAGTAAGTTACATAATTTATATAGAGGTAAACTCAATGTCAGAGTCTCAAGAAGTTACAGAAGTTAAACGTAGACGAGGTCGCCCTAGAAAAGGTGAAGTAGTTGCTAAAAAAAGAGGTAACAGAGGACTACGCGGAAGACCTAAAGGTGATGCAGCAGTAATTAACGAGTATAAAGCTCGTATGTTAGCATCTCCTAAGAGTGTAAAAGTATTAGAAAAGATATTTGATGCTGCACTTAATGATGAACATAAACATCAGAGTGCTGCTTGGAAATTAATAGTAGATAGAATTGCTCCTACTGCATCATTTGAACAAGATGTAGTAAAAGGTGCAGGTAGAAATTCTATACAAATTAACATCACAGGTGTTGGAGAAGCTGTTGTATCCTCAGAAGAGGATGTGATAGATGCTGAAGTAGATGAGTGATTTAAATGTAGAACTTCTTCCTTGGCAGCAGGATGTATTTGCTGATAAAGCACGTTTTAAAGTAGTTGCAGCAGGTAGACGTACTGGTAAATCTAGACTTGCAGCGTGGATGTTAATAATATACGCTCTGCAAACTAAAAAAGGTCAAGTGTTTTACGTTGCTCCTACACAAGGACAAGCAAGAGACATTATGTGGCAGACCTTATTAGAACTAGGACATAGTGTAATTAAAAGTAGCCACATTAACAATTTACAACTAACTTTAATTAATGGTGCTATCATTAGTTTAAAGGGTGCAGACAGACCAGAGACTATGCGTGGTGTATCTCTACGCTTTCTGGTAATGGATGAATACGCAGATATGAAACCAGAGGTGTGGGAGCAAATACTTAGACCTGCTCTTGCTGACCAGAAAGGTGATGCTATGTTTATTGGTACACCTATGGGTCGTAATCACTTCTATGATTTGTATCAGTATGGTGAACTTGGAGAAGACCCTACATACAAGTCGTGGCATTTTACGTCATACGATAATCCATTGCTAGACCCTGAAGAGATAGACATAGCTAAGAAGTCAATGTCTAGTTATGCATTTAGGCAGGAGTTTATGGCTTCATTTGAAGCACAAGGCTCTGAGATTTTTAAAGAAGAATGGGTGGAGTTTGATGAAGATGAACCTGAAATCGGTGATTACTATATTGCAATCGACTTGGCAGGATTTGAAGATGTCAGTAAAAAAGGCGGTAGCAAAAATAAAAGGCTTGATAACACAGCAATAGCAGTTGTCAAGGTAAATGAACAAGGTTGGTGGGTAGATAACATCATACACGGTAGATGGGATTTAAACGAAACTGCCAATAAAATATTTAATGCAATAGAAAAATACAGACCGTTAGCTGTAGGTATTGAAAGAGGTATTGCAAAACAAGCTGTGATGTCTCCTCTGATGGATTTACAAAAGAGAAGACAAAAGTTCTTTAGAATTGAAGAACTAACTCACGGTAATAAAAAGAAAACTGACCGTATCATCTGGGCATTACAAGGTAGGTTTGAAAACGGCTATGTAAAACTAAATAAAGGTAAATGGAATAATGAGTTTCTAGATGAGCTTTTCCAGTTTCCTAATCCACTTGTACACGATGACCTTGTGGATGCACTGGCATATATTGACCAGTTAGCCAAAGTACCTTATCATTATGAGGACTTTGATTTTGATGAATTTGAGATGTTGGACACTTTAGCAGGGTATTAAAATATGGAAGAAAAAGATTATTTTCAGCAAACGGTAACAGATTGGGTAATAGATAAGTGTGATAAATGGAGAGACCACTACGAATCTAATTACGCAGAAAATCACGAAGAATATTACAGATTATGGAGAGGTATCTGGTCAGGTGAGGATTCACTAAGACAATCCGAACGCTCTAAGATTATATCTCCAGCACTACAACAAGCAGTAGAATCATCTGTTGCTGAAGTTGAAGAAGCTACGTTTGGTCGTGGTAAATTCTTTGATATTAAAGATGACTTACAAGACCAGAATCCTGCTGATATAGCATTACTACGTAATCAACTGACAGAAGACTTTACATTTACTAAAACAAGAAAGTCTGTAGCTGAGTGTATTCTTAACGCTGCTGTATTTGGTACAGGTATCGGTGAACTTGTTCTTGAAGAGCAAAAAGAAATGAAACCTGCAACTCAACCAATGATGGAAGGTCAACTAGAAGCAGTAGGTGTAGAAACAACTGATAGATTTGTAGTAAAACTAAGACCTGTACTCCCTCAAAACTTCCTTATTGACCCTGTAGCAACTTCAGTAGATGATGCACTAGGTGTAGCTGTAGATGAGTTTGTACCTATCCATCAAGTAGAGAAAGATATTGAAGCAGGTATCTATCGTAATGTTGTACTAGAGACAGCTGCTCAAGATTATGATATTGAGCCTGACCAAGAGTTACAAGTATACACTGAAGATAAAGTAAGATTAACTAAATACTACGGTCTTGTACCTAGAGATTTATTTATTGATTCTATTGCTAACTCTGATGAAGCTGAAGAAGAGGAACTTGTATCACTTAGTAGTGAAGATGAACTAGAAGAAGGTTCAATGTATGTTGAAGCAATCGTTGTAATTGCTAACGGTGGTCAACTATTAAAGATTGAAGAAAATCCTTATATGATGCAAGATAGACCTATTGTTGCATTTCCTTGGGATGTTGTACCTTCTAGATTCTGGGGTAGAGGTGTATGTGAAAAAGGATACAACTCACAGAAAGCATTAGATACAGAACTACGTGCTAGAATAGATGCTCTAGCATTAACGATTCATCCTATGATGGCAATTGACGCATCTCGTCTGCCACGTGGTATGAAACCTGAGATTAGACCGGGTAAGATGTTGCTAACAAACGGTAACCCTGCTGAAATTCTACAACCGTTTAAGTTTGGTGGACTAGACCAGACTTCATTTGTACAAGCACAATCACTGCAACAAATGGTACAACAGGCAACTGGTGCTATTGATGCAGCAGGTATACCCGGCTCTATCAATGGTGATGCTACAGCAGCTGGTATTTCTATGTCACTAGGTGCTATCATCAAACGTCACAAGCGTACACTAATTAACTTCCAAGAGTCATTCCTTATCCCTATGGTACAAAAGACTGCTTGGAGATATATGCAATTCAATCCTGATTTGTATCCTGTAAATGACTTTAAGTTTGTACCTTCATCATCACTAGGTATTATTGCTCGTGAATATGAAGTAACACAACTAGTACAGTTACTACAAACTATGCAACCAGATAGTCCTATGTATCCTATGTTGATTGAATCAATTGTAGATAATATGAATCTATCTAATCGTGAAGAAATGATTGCTAGATTACAACAAGCAAATCAACCTAATCCTGAAGCTCAGCAAATACAACAAATGCAATTGCAAGTACAGATGGCTAAAGAACAAGCCACAGCTGCTGCACTTGAAGCACAAGCTGCTGAAGCTAATGCTAGAGCTCAGAAATATGCTATGGAAACTCAGTACACAGGTTACGATAGTGAAACTAACCGTATTAAAGCGGTTACCACTAATTTAGAGAAAGGTACTGAAGATGACAAAGAGTTTGAAAGAAGACTCAAAGTAGCAGAAGTAATGCTTAAAGAAAAGCAACTTGGAATGAAGGCAACTCAGACACCTGAACCTTCTATGAATGTACAACAACCTATGGGAGAATTAGATGCTAACCCAAACAGAAATGAAGAATATAATCAGTCAAATCAACGAGATTTTCAACAAACTGGACAAGCGAGTTAAAAGTCTTGAAGAAGAGGTAAAAGAACTAAATTCTAAAAAAAGTACAAAAAAGACTTGACATTTGTTAAGTTTTATGGTACAATATTAGTATAGATATGAATTTAGATGAACAAAAGTATTACGATAACTACTTTGACCTCTTTAATTCTTCAGGTTGGAAACAATTAATTAAAGAATTAAAAGATATATATGAGACTTCATATAACGTAGAAAGTCTTAATACTATCGAAGAACTTCATAAATCAAAAGGTGAGCGTGAAATTTTATCACGTTTACTAAACTTTGAAAATGGCATTGAAGCAGCCTATGCTTCATTACAATCAGGGAACTCTGAAACTTAACTGAGTGGGTTAGTTATTTTAGAACCTGTTTTTTTAATCTTCATAATGCACAAGCACGGAGAAATGATATGGCACAAGTCTTAAACGAAGCGAAGAATGAATTGGAATTAGCTGAAGGCGAACAGTTAGAGTTATTTGGAGACTCAGAAGAGCAAACTCCAGAACCTACAGTAGAAGCTCAAGAAGATAATCAACCAGAAGAAGTGATACCTGAAAAGTATCAGAATAAATCAGTTACAGATATTATTGCAATGCACCAAAATGCAGAGCAGTTACTAGGTAAACAAGGTCAAGAAGTTGGCGAGTTGCGTAGAATTGTAGATGACTTTATTAAATCGCAAACCGTTGAAAAAGAAGCCCACGCAGTACAGGAAATAGATGAAGATGAGTTCTTTACTAATCCTAGAGAAGCAGTAGCTAAGTTGGTAGAAAACCACCCTAGTGTTAAGCAATCTCAAGAATTAAATAATCAGATGTATCAACAGAATGCATTAAATCAGCTTAAGGCTAAGCATCCTGATTATACAACTATTTTACAAGATTCTAAGTTTGCTGAATGGGTAGGTGCTTCTAAAGTTCGTACTAGACTTTTACAAGAAGCTGACCAACAGTATAATTTTGATTCTGCTGATGAATTACTTTCTTTATGGAAGGAACGTCAAGAGAATATGAAATCAACTGTTGAAGCAGATAAAAAGGCTAGGAAAGAACAAGTAAAAACAGCTTCTACTGGTACTTCTAGAGGTTCAGGAGAGAAAGCATCTCGTAAAGTCTATAGACGTGCTGATATTATTGAACTAATGCAAAAAGACCCTGCTAGATACGAAACACTTGCTTCTGAAATCAGACAAGCGTACGCAGAAGGTAGAGTCAAGTAATATTAATTAAAGGAGATTAAAATGGCAACAGCTACTTATCCGGGTGCTGCTGGTATGACAGGTCTTACTGAAGCTGATAAGTTTATACCGGAGCTTTGGTCAGACGAGATTGTCGCAGCGTACAAGAAAAATTTAATGATGGCTAACCTAGTCAACAAGATGTCTATGGTTGGTAAAAAAGGTGATACACTACATATCCCTAAACCTACTAGAGGTTCTGCAGCAGTTAAAGCTGAAAACACAGCAGTAACTATTCAAGCGAATACAGAGTCAGAAGTTGTAGTAACAATTGACAAGCACTATGAATATTCTCGTATGATTGAGGATATTGTTGGTGTTCAGGCTCTAGATTCAATGAGAAAATTCTATACAGATGATGCTGGTTATGCACTAGCTAAGCAAGTAGATGATGATTTATTTAGTCTTGGTAAGTCACTAGGTGATGGTGATGGTTCAGACTGGACTCACTCTAACGTATACTCAATGGATGCTACTTCAGGTCTATCTACATATGCAGTAGATACTGTAATTGCTGATGACGTATTTACTGATGCAGCTTTCAGAGACCTAATCAAACTTATGGATGACGCTGACGTTCCTATGGAAGGTCGTTTCCTAGTCGTTCCTCCATCAGCTAGACGTGACATTCTAGGTATCACTCGTTACAATTCATCAGACTTCGTAGACGGTCGTTCTACTCAGACTGGTTTGATTGGTAACCTATATGGTATCGACATTTATGTTTCTTCTAACTGTCCTACTATCGAGACTGCAGCTGAAAACTCAGTTAACGGTGCTGTTAAAGCAGGTATCTTAGGACACAGAGACACATTTGTACTAGCTGAGCAAATGGGCGTACGTTCACAAACTCAGTACAAGCAAGAGTACTTAGCAGACCTATTCACTGCTGATACACTTTATGGTACTAAGGTTCTTAGACCTGAAACAGGTTTTGTTGTTGCATTACCTGCATAAATAAAACTAAACTGGGCAGTCTTCACAGGCTGCCTAGTTACATTGTTCCCAACCAAAACAGGAATGGAAGATGCCTACAGATATTCTAATTAAACGCTCTACAACTGCTAGTAGCGTTCCCACAACCTCAGACCTTTCTACAGGTGAATTAGCTGTAAACACAGCAGACAAGAGGTTATACACTAACAACTCTGGTACAATAGTAGAACTAGGAACTTATCCGTCTACATTAAATGTAACAGGT